GTCCGTTTGATATGTACCCTTCAGCCGATGCAGTCGACATTGATACGTCAGCCAATCTTATCGAGCGAGCACGGTACACCCGGGCAACGCTCAACGGTTTAATTGGTGTGGAAGGCTACGACGACGATGCACTGCGACAAGTTCTGACCGAATATGGTCAAGGTGGATTGCGGGACTGGATCTGGGGTGATCAGGAGCGAGCTCGGCTTGAAGGCAGAGAGCATGAATGGTTGCTCGGTGACAATACAATCGATGCACTGCTCTACTGGGGAGGCGTTCAAGGCCTCACATTGTTGCAGTGGGGCATGAACCCCGATCAAGTCCCTGATCCGTTGATGGAGTATCAAGTTGAAGCGATTCTGATTGGTCAGCACTGCATTCGTTGCATTATGCACAGCGACCCGATGCACCGCCGGCCATATCACAAGGCCAGTTTTCAAGAAATTTCTGGTTCGTTCTGGGGAATGGCTATTCCGGAATTGATGGACGATATTCAGGACATTTGCAACGCTACTGCTCGCTCACTGGTGAACAACCTGGCGATAAGTTCTGGCCCACAAGTGGATGTATCGATGGACAGGCTCGCGCCTGGTGAAGATCCGGAGGACATTTACCCCTGGAAGGTTTGGCAAACTAACAGTGATCGGATGGGTACCGGCAACAACCCGGCAATCAGATTTTTCCAGCCGGCCAGCAACGCAGCCGAGTTGATGTCCGTATTCGAGAAATTTGAAACCAAAGCCGATGATGCAACCAACATTCCTCGCTACATTTACGGCAACGAAAACATAGGCGGCGCAGGCAGCACAGCATCTGGGCTGTCAATGCTCATGGAGAGCGCGAATAAAGGCATTAAAGCAGCAATCGGACACATTGATACCGGCGTCATTCGTCGAGTCATTGAGGCGCTGTGGCTGCATAACATGATGTACAGCAATGACAATTCGGTTAAAGGCGATTCCAAAGTCATACCGAAAGGGTCTAACGCCATGCTGCAACGTGAGCGCACGGCAATGCAGCAACGTGAATTGTTCGACAAGATTGCTAACCCGGACATTATCGGTCAAGCGCTGGGCGTTCGTGGTCAGATCGAGTTGTTGCGAGCAGTCACTAAAGGTGTGGGTATTACCGGCCTGGTACCTGACGGCATTGAAGACCAGATCGAAGAAAATATGAATCAGAAAGATCCTCAGTCAGAGTTAATGCTCGCGGAGTTGGAGGCCAAGATTGCCAAGCTGCAAGCCGAAGCCAAGAGAACGCAAGCACAAGCCGAGAAGGACATCGCGGAAGCCGGGCATGAACCTGTTAAAGCAGAGAAAACACTGGCGGAAATACAGGAAATACTGAATCAGATGAGGCAGCAGAATGCAGGACAAACCAACGAAACCAGACGCGCAACAAATGGAGGCTCTGGCCAAGCTGGTAATCAGCGGCAACCCCGGATGGAAAGCCCTGGAGCAATGGCTGGAGTACGAGAAGCAGCGTTCCCTGGACTTCCTATCGGACGCAGTGCAGCCGGTGGAAATGCACCGAGCCCAAGGGGTGCTGGGTACAATCAACAGGCTGGTCGATGACATCAACGGCCATATCGACCGCATGCGCAAACAAGGCTAACACATGAAATATTCTCGCCGGTTAGGCCGATTCGTTATCAACACAACAGTTATCGAAGAAGATTCAGAAGCTGTTTATGCCGTTATGGGGCAATGTATTCCCGTGCGTGCCGAGCAGATGTATGAGCACGATGGCATTGAATATCTCGCTATCAGCGACCAATTTGATCCGGTCCCTTACGGTGTGGTTGTCCCGGAGTACGTAGCCAACATAACTCGCACAGAAGGCGAGCCAATCGAGGTAACGTTTACCAGAAAATAAACTGACTCTTTCCATAACAAAGCCGCTTCCGGAGAAATTTTGAGGCGGTTTTTTATGGGCGAAACCGCTAAGACGCTCGCTCTGTGAACCCTGGCACTTGCCAGCTCGCACCCACTCCCAACCCGTCGCGAGACGCTGGAGAAACAATGAACTTACCGAAATCAGTCCAAACACAAGCCGACGCCGCCGAAGCCGCCCGCTCATCCGCTTACGATGAACCCGAGCATACAGGGCCGGTAGCAGCGCAAACCGATAAGGCACCGCAGACAGAAGCCATACAGCCCGAACCCGAAACCCGAGACGCCGGTTACTGGCGCCATCGCTTCGAGGTCGTCGAGGGCAAGTACCGAGCCGAAGTCAAAGTGATCCCGTCGCTGCGCCAGGAGATCAAGGATCTGAACGCACAAGTGGAGCAATTAAAATCTAGTCAGGGTAACGCATCGGGTGATGTGAAATCCGCTCTGCTGGATGGTTTGCCTCAAAGTGTTGTCGATGAATATGGACCCGAACTGATCGATGCGATTGCAAAAATTGCCGCCAATGCCAGCAAGTCTGACAAGGCACCCGAGATTGAAACCCTGCAAAGCCAGGTAAACAGCATGACCGAGGAACGTCAACAGGAGCGCCAAGCGCAAATGATGGCAGAACTTGAGCGCGCCGTTCCAGACTGGCAACAACTTCAATCCAGCCAATCAGGTCAAGACTGGTTGTACGGGTATGACCCGAAGACCGGCAAGCAGCGCAATGAAATCCTCATCAATGCGGCCAACCAATTCCAGACGCAGACCGTGATCAACTTGTACCAGGGCATGAAATCGGAAATCGCCGGACGCAAACCACCCGAGAATCAGGTACAGCCACCCCAAAGCCGGTCAACAACGCAACGCCGGCAGGCGGCAAAGCTGGAGCCGCGCCCAAATCAGCCAGTTCTATAAGGACCGGACGCAGGGCAAATACTCGGATGATCAAGCAAAGGCGCTTGAGCAAGACATTTTCTTAGCTCAAACCGAAGGCCGAATCAACGGCTAAAACTTTTATCTATCGCCATGAGGCGACAGGAGTAATTTATGGCAGGTCCAACTCGCGCATCGGGTTATCCCAATGTGAGTTCAACTTCAAGCCCCGGCTTTATACCGCAGGTATGGTCCGGGAAGCTGGTTTGAGATTTCTGGCCAGCGTAATACTGGATCTTAAAAACGGGGAATTGCAACCGCGATAACCCGATGCAAGCGCATATAGATTGCCACAACGCCCAAATGGGACAGAGGTAATATGAACGAAAAATATCTGGCTGGATTCATTGATGCTGATGGTCACATTAGCGTCAGGGCTCGAAAGGGCGCCAAACCTGATCTTGAGGTTTCGGCGGCACAAAGAGCTCGCTACCGATATATTCTTGATTACGCACAAACCGAGTTCGGCGGGTGCATAAGAGAGAGATTCGACGGGAAGTACCTTGAGTTACAAATGAGGTGCGGTCCGGCCAGGAAGTGTCTGGAAAGGCTCAAGAAGTACATGGTTATTAAAGGCCATCAAGCAGAGGCGCTACTTGCTTTGGTTGATGGTTCGCCTGTACTGAAAACCGATGAGGAAGTGAAGTCGGTAAGAGCGAGGGTAAAGCAGATAAGAGCAACCCCAAGAGAGACTTTGCCAAACTTCCCAAGCCGGAAGTGGCTGGCAGGGTATTTCGATGGCGACGGCAGTTTTACAGCGAAGGTCGCAAAAGACGGTGGTTACGGGTACCCCAGGGCAAGCATCTTGGCATCCCCTAATTACCGTGCAGGGATTGATCTAATCTACAAGTGCTTAGGTGGTAGTATAAGCAAGTCCGGGAACAACTTTACTTGGCAAATTTCACTGAGCCAGCCGAGCAAAGCCATTCAGTTCTTAGAGTATTTCGCGAAGCACCTAAGCATAAAAAAACCCCAGGCATACTACCTATTAGGCTGTGCAAAGAGCGGCAATTTTCGCAATGGCGATCTAATCCGTGAGCACCTAATGAGCCTAAATGCGCAGCAGCACAGACTGAGTGATCCAGCTTCATACGCGGCCGATCTGGTACGGCAAGTCGACTTCGATATTGAGAAGAAGCCTTGCAACTGGATTGGACGTGATAGGAAGAAGCGACAGTCGAACCTACAAAACGTGTAGGAAAGCGAAAAACTTTACAAATCAACAGTCTTTGGCGCAATCGCCAACACTGACTATCAGGGTGAGATCAAGAGCCAGGGCGACTCGGTTAAAATCCGCACCGTTCCCTCTATGGTCATCCGTGACTATGAGATCGGCGGTGGTGTTACATACGACAAACCCACTAGCGACGCAGTAGAGCTGCAGATCGACAAAGCGAAGTATTTCGCTTTCGAGGTCAACGACGTTGACGCTTACCAATCAGACCTGAAATTGATGGATGATTGGTCAAACGACGGCGGCGAGCAGATGAAGATCGCTATCGACTCATCAATTCTGTCCACTGTTTACGGTGATGCAGGTATGGCCGGTGCAACCGCAGGCGCGGAATCTGGCAACATCAATCTGGGCGTAACTGGTACACCAGTGGAGGTCACTAAGGCCAACGTTATTGATGTGATCATCGATACCGCTCAAGCAATGGATGAAGCCAGCGCGCCAGACTCTGATCGTTACATTGTGATTCCGGCCTGGATGAGCGCTTTGCTCAAAAAATCCGAGCTGCGCGATGCGTCGATAATGGGTGATGGCACCAGCGTCTTCCGCAATGGGCGCTTGGGTATGCTGGATCGTTACACGGTTTACACCAGCAACAACCTGAGTAAAACCGATGAAGGCTCCGGCGTGGTTCCAACCAACATCATCTTTGGCCACAAAAAGGCAATGACCTTTGCGAGCCAGATGACCAGCATGGAAACACTGCCCAACCCGACCGACTTCGGTAAGTTGATCCGTGGCCTGAACGTCTACGGCTTCGAGGTTATCGACCCGAAAGTGTTTGGTCACCTGTACGCAATGAAAGGCTAAACCCAAGCCCCTGGGATTCCGGGGGCTTTTTTATTTGGAGGTCACCATGGGTGATAACGACGAACCAACCAACCTGAAACAATACGTTGAGCAGTGTGCCGACGTAGCTGAATTGCACGATATTGCCAAAGAAAAGTTTGGCGAGGCCATCCACAACCGAACCGGACTGGAAAAAAGCCGCGAGCGGGTGTTGGAGTTGATTGATGAGGAAGCCGGTGCTGGTCAGGCTGCTGTACCTGCTGATAACAGCCAGGCTGATGATGGATCTGCTAATGCCGATGATAAAGTCCCGGCTAAAGGCAAGCCCAAAAACATGCCACAGAAAAAAGCTGAAACACCGAAGTTCAGGCAGTTAGAAAACAAACGGACCGGCCGGCGCTTTACCTGGACGAAGGCTCTATCAAAGAACAACAATATGTTTGAGGTGCAGTAACCATGGCGACGACTCTGGTAAGTGGGCTGATCGACAGTGCAAAGCTGCTACTACAGGAAACCATCAACTTCGGGCACTCGCTGGAAAAATGAGGAAATTCTTGGCTGGCTGAACGAGGCGTACCAGGCAATTATTCAGGCCAAGCCCGATGCAAATTCCATTACCGAAGACATGGCCTTGGCTGCAGGCACGAAACAAAATGTTCCTGCCACAGGCCTTCGATTGCTTGACGTTGTGCGATCAACTGATCCGGCGAGCGACGGTATGTCAATTACGCTGGTATCCCGCCACCAACTTGATATAACACGCCGAGGGTGGCACCGGGAGGACGAAACCGCTGATATTGAGCATTACATTTATAACGCAGACGATCCAAGGACATTCTACGTTTTCCCGCCCGCAGTAGCGGATACGAATATTGAGATTATTTACAGCGCCGTACCTTCAAAACATGAAACTACAGCCATTACGTCAGAGAGTGAAATCATAAAACTGACTGACGTGTACGCGCCCGTCATGCTCGATTACATCATGTACCGCGCTTATTCCAAAGATGCAGACCACACCGCCAATGCCAACCGGGCAATGATGCACTATCGGGCCTATCGGGAAGCACTGGGCATGAAAGTGCAGGTTGATCGGTCGGTCAATCCAAACAATGACATAGCCCGCCAAGTCGAGAGGTAAGCATGTACCAGTCAGTGCGCGAATTAGTGGATCAGGTAGCGGTGCATATCACTAGCTGCCCGACACCCATGATTGAAAATGCAGTGCTGGCTGCGGCCCGTGACTTCTGCATTATGACCCGATGCCACCAGGTTAAAGGCTCAGTAACGGCACAGCCTGGAAAACTGGCGTATGAGTTCATAGCCAATGAGCCGTACACCAAAGTCGTCGACGTTATTAACCCATCACACGCTGGTTTTGTGTCGGTTGACACGCTGACACTGGATGCGGCAGCCACTGGATCGATTACAGCAGACCTGGTGCTGGTTCCCTCGCATCGCGCCAAGAAGGTTTGGGCTCCACTGACCATGCAGTATGCCGACGGCATTGTGTCTGGCGCTCTGTCTCGACTATATCGTCAACCAGCGGCAGCCCATTTCAACCCAGAGCTTGCCCGGCAAGAACAAACGCGGTACGCCGACGAGATGCACAACGCACGGATGGCCATAAAGCCACCCTCACAAGTGAAGCAACGCGGCCATCAATGGCTGTGAGGTGATTATGGATACCTACGAAAGGCTGAATCAGGAACTGGAACCGCTGGTTCGGGGTGACTCCTACGGACACGCTGTTGACGTGACTGGCGCGACTGCAGGCGACACGCTGTACATGACGCTCAAGCGGAACATTAGCGATACCGACGTGAATGCAGTGGCCATGGTGGTTCATCCCATTACTCAGGATGAGATTAATGCAGCCGAGCCGATCAATCTCTGGTTCACGCCCGCTCAGATGGATTCACTGGAGCTGGCTCGCCACTGGCTAGATGTTCAGATCATTCTGGGCGATGCCCGCGTTTACACACTCATGGGAGGATCAGCGCCGGTCATGGCCGACATAACCCGGCACACCAGTATCGTGCCACCACCATCCGGTATCGAAACCATCGAAGCCTGGTTCACAACCTCATTCACCGTGGAGGCCGCGTAATGCCGGCACCAAATATCCTACTTCGCAACGTACCCAACATACGCAAGAACTCGACTAAGGCTCCGCTTTGGAGTACGAAGCTGGGGGAGAGAGATGGGACGCGGCCTGATGTGATTGAAAATATAAATCACCCAGTCGCGTACAGAGGATTGATATTCAATCCTGATTGGGCTAACGCCCCATATTGGTCTAATGAATACGCTGAGCAGAGATATGCCAGAAACGATGGAACTGCTGACCAGCAGGATA